AACAATCAAACAGAGTTAAAGAATTCATGAACTATCAGCTCATGGATGTGATGAAGGAGTATGAACCCGAGTTCGATCAAATGCTTTTTTATCTCCCTCTTGCCGGCTCTGCGTTCAAGAAAGTTTATTACGATGAACTACTTGGCAGAGCCGTGTCTAAATTTGTACCGGCTGATGATTTAGTTGTACCCTACACTGCAACTTCTTTAGAAGATGCAGAGTCTGTTATTCATGTAATTAAGATGTCGGAGAACGATGTTAGAAAAAAACAAGTGTCAGGTTTTTATCAAGACATTGAATTGACGCCAGGATACAATGAAGAAACAGAAGTAGAAAAAAAAGAAAGAGAACTTGAAGGAATTAAAAAAACCAGAGACGAAGATATTTTTACAATTTTAGAAATTCATACCGACTTAGACTTAGAAGGTTTTGAAGACAAAGACTCAGGAGGAGAACCAACAGGAATTAAACTTCCATACATTGTAACTCTTGAAATGGGAAGCAGACAGATATTATCAATTAGAAGAAACTTCCAAGCTGAAGATCCAACAAAATCTAAAATAGATTATTTTGTTCATTTTAAATTTTTACCGGGCATGGGCTTTTATGGTTTTGGATTAATTCATATGATCGGTGGTTTGTCTAGAACGGCAACTACTGCACTAAGACAACTACTAGACGCGGGTACATTAAGTAATTTACCAGCAGGATTTAAACAACGAGGAATACGAGTAAGAGACGAAGCGCAGGCAATTCAGCCTGGAGAATTCAGAGATGTAGATGCACCTGGAGGAAGTATTAAGGATGCGTTTATGCCATTACCATTTAAAGAACCTTCACCAACTTTATTACAGTTGATGGGGATAGTGGTACAGGCAGGGCAACGATTTGCCGCCATAGCTGACATGCAGGTCGGGGACGGCAACCAACAGGCCGCTGTTGGAACGACCATTGCTCTCTTAGAACGTGGTTCCAGAGTCATGTCAGCCATACACAAAAGATTGTATGTGGCGATGAAGAGCGAATTTAAATTATTAGCGGGTGTATATAAAACTTATTTACCTCAAGAGTATCCTTATGATGTAGTAGGTGGACAAAGAAATATTAAAGTACAAGATTTTGATGATAAAGTAGATATTATTCCAGTTGCAGATCCAAATATTTTTTCTCAATCACAAAGAATTAGTTTAGCACAAACAGAATTACAACTTGCACAGTCGAATCCGCAAATGCATAACTTATACGAAGCGTATCATGCTATGTACACAGCGATTGGTGTAAAAAATATCGATAAAATTTTACCACCACCGAAACAACCACAACCAATGGACCCTGCAACAGAAAATATTCTTGCAATGGGTAGCAAACCTTTCCAAGCTTTTAAAGGACAGGACCATCAAGCGCATATTACAACCCATTTAAACTTTATGGCGACCAATATTGCACGAAATTCTCCTCCAGTTATGGCTGCATTAGAAAAAAACATTTTTGAACACATTTCTATAATGGCACAAGAGCAATTAGAGGTAGAATTTAGAGAAGAGATACAAAAATTGATGCAAATGCAACAAATGGCACAACAAAATCCTCAAATGCAGCAGAATCCGCAGTTTCAACAGCAGATTATGCAAATGTCTATGAGTTTAGAGTCTAGAAAAGCTAAATTAATTGCAGAATTGACTGAAGAATTCAAAAATGAAGAAAATAAAATTATGGGTGAGTTTGGAAACGACCCAATTGCTAAATTAAAGGCAAGAGAACTTGATTTAAGAGCTATGGATGACTCTGCAAAACGTGAACAGGCAGAACAGAAGATTAATTTAGATAGATCTAAGCAATTAATGGGTCAAGAGCAGTTTGACGAAAAACTAGAACAAAACGAAGAATTAGCTCACTTAAGAGCCGATACATCAATACAAAAACAGGCCATGTCACAAGATGCTAAATTGATCAATGACATGATGAAACAAGAAGACGTAAGGATCTTGAAAGGTCCTAAAAGATAGTATAAGAAACTAACAGGAGAAAAATATGGGAAAAGGAAAAACATTTTGGACAAAAAATAACCCTAAGTATATTGGTAAAGTTGTATCTGAAACGCCTAAAGCGGATATGTCAAATACATTCAATATCAATAGCGATGGTTATGCAAAAGAAGTAGAAGTTAAAATGCCTCTTGGTCAACCAACTGTAAACAAAGTTGGCGGACAAAAGAGAATGCTAGCTTCGAAAAAGTCTAAAGTCAGCTGGTGGTAATATGTGGTTAAGTGCAATTAAACTAGCTGTAAATGCAGGTAGTAAAATTTATGCTAACAAGCAGAAGGCAAAAATCGCAATGTCTGATGCACAGGTATTACATGCAGAACGACAAGCTCGTGGTGAGGAAGCTTACCAGGGAAAACTCTTAGAAGCACGTCAAACAGATATTAAGGACGAGGTCGTACTTTGTATTCTCACACTCCCAATTTTGGTGCTCGCATATGGGGTCTGGTCAGACGATCCGGCAGCCATGGACAAGATAAAAGTATTCTTTGAGCATTTCCAGGCACTTCCGAGCTGGTTTACAAATTTATGGATTCTTGTCTGCGCCAGTATTTTTGGTATAAAAGGCACACAGATATTCAGAAACGGTAAAAAATAAAGTGGACATTAATTAACAATTTAAATATAAGGATAGCATTATGGCTAAGAAGAAAAAAAGTAAATTTAAAAAATTCTTAAAAAAAGCAGCACCATTACTAATCGCTGGTTTAGGTGCAGCAGCTTTACGTAAAAAACCTGGTTCAGGATTTTTAAAATCCGGAGCAGCAGGTGGAGCAAGTCTTAGCGGAGATAGAAGTGCTCTTGCAAAAAGATTAATGACTACTGACAGAGCTTACACTGGTGGTGGTTATGATGACCCAATTATGACAGGTGGAGTTGGAGTTAAAGCACCACGTCAAAGTGTTCTTGCAAGTCCTAGATGGGACAATTGGGATGCTAATTATATGCCTGCATATAAAAAAGGCGGAAGAGTAAGAGGAACAGGAAAAGCTAAACGTGGTTTCGGAAGAGCCATGAAGGGGAAAAAATAATATGTCAAATCCAAGATTTAATAAACAAACAGCGCAACCTAGAACAAAAGCTATGGGTGGTGGAATGATGAGAAAAGATATGAGATCTGGTTATTATCCATCAGACATGGGCATGGAAGGTGGTGCTATGTATAAAAAAGGTGGCCGAGTTAAAAAGAAGAAACAAGGTTACAAAGATAGAAAAGATGAATCTATTGCTATGAGAATCAGAAAAAAAAGAACTAAAAAACAATTAAGAGCTTCAGCTAATGAGTCTTATGGCAAGTTTGGTTCTAAAGCTAAGAAGTCTGGTAAAATCAATAGATAATGATTAAAAGATTATTACAGAAAATTTTTGGTTCAAAAATTATTTGTGCACACACAAACAGTGTTTCTAAAAAAGTAAAATACTGTGGAGACTGTAAATTAGTATTAGACGAAAGTTAAAATTAAAACGTGAAGAAAGCAATTTTAGATGCGTTAGAAGATAGATACACGGCACAGATTTCAGAAGCTGATGCTACGATAAAGATATACTTAGAACATTCTGTAGGTATTGGTGAGCACCCACAACACATAGAAGAAATAGATAAGCAGTTTCAAAAAATTGCAGATGCACAAGAAAAGTTAAAAGTAATAGAAGATTTTAAGGAGCCAAAACTTGCCCTTTAGATCTGAAAAACAACGAAAGTATTTGTTTGCAAAAAAACCTACCATTGCAAAGAAATGGAGTAAAAAATATGGTAGCAAAATAGTAAAGAAAAGGAAAAAGAAATAATGGATGAAATGACATTTATAGACAAGATAAAAAGAATCATAAAAATGAGACACGACGATGTTGTATCGGCTATGGCATCCGGTGGTGTTGACAATATGGAGAAATATCAGTATATGTTAGGACAGATACGAACGTATCAATATTTAAGTCAGGAAATATCCAGCCTGCTAAACAAAAAGGAGCAAAAAGACAATGAAGGAACCGTTATCAACATCAACTCAAAAACCGAAAATTGAGTTACCAAATAAAACTTTAGTAGGTGTTCAACCTACCGAAAAAAAAGATAAAAAAGATTCAGCAAAACTTCCTAAACCTACGGGTTGGAGAATTTTAGTTTTACCTTTTAAACAAAAAGAAAAAACTAAAGGCGGAATAATATTAGCAGACGACACAGTAGAAAGATCACAAGTAGCATCGACTTGCGGTTTAATTTTGGACATGGGACCACACTGCTATGATAAAGAACGTTTCCCAGAAGGTCCTTGGGCCAAGAAAGGTGATTGGATTGTCTTTGCAAGATACGCCGGATCACGAATTAAAATAGATGGGGGTGAGATAAGACTTCTCAATGATGATGAAGTTTTAGCGACCGTGGAAAACCCCGAAGATATATTCCACGAATTTTAATCATAGAGGAGAAAAACTATGCCAGACAAAGAAGAAAAAATATCTAATGAGCCAATGGTCGATTTAGATACATCCGGACCGGGTGCAAAAGTAGAATTACCAGAAGTAGAAAAAGAAGCAGATAAGACTTACGAAAAAGAGGAAAACAAAAATGAAGCAAATGTTACGTACGATAATGAGCCCGCTGACACAACTGAGAAACCTGTCGAGCAGCCTAATGATCGGGAAGCAAGTGCCGAGGGCGGAACTGTTGAGAAGAGCTCTGATGAGAAAAAAAGTGATAAACAACAAGACAACAGTCAAGCAGTTGAAGAGTATTCTGAAGGAGTCAAAAAAAGAATAGCTAAACTCACTAAGAAAATGCGTGAAGCTGAAAGACAAAAAGAAGAAGCTTTACGTTATGCTCAAAGTATCAAACAAGAAAGAGATCAGTATGAAACTACTGCTAAATCTTTAGATAAAAATTATGCCACAGAAATGGAAGGCAGAATTTCTTCTTCTCTTGCAGCGGCGCAAGCAAAACTTGCAGCAGCAAGAACTAACGAAGATTCTAAAGCAGAAGTAGAAGCTTTAACGGCTATCTCTCAATTAGGTTATGAACAAGGTAAATTAGCAGAAATAAAGACTCAACATCAAATGGAAGAGACTGCCGCTAAACAACAGCCTGTTCAACAACAAAGACAACCAATTCAGCAAGCACCTGCCAGAGACCCTAAAGCAGAAGCTTGGGCTGACAAAAATGAATGGTTTGGCAAGGATAATGCCATGACCTACACAGCATTCGACCTACATAGGAAACTTACCGAAGAAGAAGGTATGGATCCTCAGTCTGATGATTATTATAAGGAAGTTGATAGAAGAATAAGACTTGAATTTCCCCACAAATTTGATAGACCAGTTGTAGACGAAAAACAGACTACTAAACCTACACAGAACGT